TAATTTCTTATTAACTTAATAAAAGGATCAACATCATGTGGACAACTCCAGCTGCTACTGAAATGCGTTTCGGTTTCGAAGTTACAATGTATGTAATGAATAAATAAGTTATACAAAAATATAACTTTTTATAGGTGAATAGCGTTCCTCAGAAAAACTTATCCACCAATAATTAAGGGGCTTAAAACACCCCTTTTTTATTGCCTATTTTTTAAGCATTTTATCAAGCAATATCCGTGCCAACTACCCCTAAAACTGTCATAAATATTTCATAAAAATAGTTGATTTGGGGTATTGTTTTCTTTAATTGTTTAATATATAGTTACATTAACTACTAATTAGTAGTCATTTAAACGAAAAGGAAAACGTATGAAAACACTAGAAAAAACAACATCAGTAGACACTTTAGGCTTACTTTTAGCTCAAATTGCAGAGCTCGAAGCTAAAGCTTCAGTAATTAAACAATCCCTCAAAGAAGATGGTGCAGGCGTATACGAAGGCTCAATGTTCAAAGCCAATGTTATCGTTTCTAACCGTGCCACAGTTGATTTCAAGCAAGTATTTGCAGAATGCTCAGTTCCAGCAGAGGTTATTGCTCGCAATACTAAAGCTCAAGAAATCGTAACTGTTAAATTAACTTCAAGATAAGGGGAAAACCATGACAACAATCAACCAAATGTTTTGTGCTAGTTTAGTTAACTCTATCCGTGCAGACGTAGAAAAAGCAGGATTCAAAACTCATAGAGATCTATCAATCTTAAGATTTCATGAAAGCCGTGGTCCTAGATTCTTTTGTGAGTTTACTACCACATTACCAACAGGATCTAAAATTGTTTACCGCAATGACATTCATACAGATTCAGCAAGCGATGCGCGTTATCAAGCTTGGAACGACATCTTAAGTTTATTAGGTGTGGAAGGATATAAAAATGACTACTCATTTTGATTTTGCTGTAGTTGACGCCGTGACTGATACGGTTGTTGAATATAACTTCGAATGCAGAGCTCACGCAGAGCTCTTCATCGAGGTACATAGCAAAGATTATCCAAACGCAGAACTTTATGTTGAATCAATCTAAGGACAAACTTATGAAAACATTTTCAAGATCACAATTAAAAAGAGCCATGGGTAAAAAGTACCCTGGCATATGGCTCAAAGATTCAGAATACTTTAACGGCTCTAAAAGCGCGTTATGGACTGGCGAAGGTGCAACTATGCCTGACGAAGATGAGGCCTTTAATCACTATCGCCGTGACTTTGAGATGGGTATCCATCCTGAGTTGTATGCTTACCTTAACGAACGTGGTTGGCACTGTGAATGGTATGACGGCGGCACAATTTTAATCTATCAAAACTAGGGAGATCAACATGGAACAAAAAGACTTAGACGCTATAGCGCAATACATCAAGAGCCGTGAGATGTACGGCTACTCAGACGAAGAGATGTTTGAAATGCAAGCATCTTTTGGACCTGACGAAGAAGTTGTTGACATCTTCACAGGCAAAACAATTAACTTAGGGAGAAAATAATGGGAACGAGAGCAGTTTACACATTCAAAGATGACAGAGATTCATTCAGTGTTTATAAACACTATGATGGTTATCCTACAGGCGAGGGCGCAGGCCCTGGTGCCTACGGATTTATCAAAGCAGCTAAAGAATTTGCTTGGAACCTACCACGATTTGAAGCTGCAGACTTCGCAGCAGCATTCATTGCAGCTAACAAGCAACCAGGCGGCGGTGACATATACTTTACAGACTCATACGAAAGCCATGGTGACTTAGAGTATAGGTACGAAATTACAGCGCAAGGTAAAAACATTGTAGTTCAAACTTATAAAGTTGAAGAGTACGATGAAGGTAACAACCCAGTTTATTCACCATACGGAGAGATAACATTATGATTGAAACTAACAGCTTAAAAAAAGGCACGCCTATCACACTCAAGAACGGATGGGCTGCCGTGATCATGGATAACATGAAGGGCGACATACGCATGGCCGAGGTTGATGGCTACTTCAAAGAGATTGGATCAATCTATGCGAGTGACATCGACACAGCATTCGTTGACGGTAAATGGCAACCAGTAGTGCGCCGCTTATCTAAAAACCAAAAGATGGTCCAGGCGTTAAAAGAGATGGATAAATTTCAACTCATTGTGATTGGAGATTAATCATGACTAAATTCAAATCAATTCAAACTGAATTAAAAATTAGTAAGATCATAGACACAATGGATCGCTACAAAGTTTATGATTTTCCATTGGATGCTGAGATGATAGAGGCCGTGTTTAACGTGCCTTTACACGATGCAGAGATTATTCTTAATGACTACAGGAAGGACGAGTAAACTTGTTTTCCCTTGCTTTTTGGGCTAGTTACGCTATAGTCATATTCTTCGGTGGCGCTTTAATTCTAATGATCATCATATCAATAATACAAGTTGAAATCACAGAATGGCGCCGTCGAAAACTTAAGAACAAAAAATGATTCCATTCAAATACATTGTGTACATAGATGGCATGGCAATAAGAAAGTTCCGCGATAAAAACGCAGCTCAATATTTCTGCGATGGCAATGCGAACGCATCCCTCGAAAGAATCCCGCAACCAAAAAATCCCCCGAAAGAAAAACTCAATACAAACGACTATCCTGAATGCTTGTATTAATTAATTACTAGACATTTTGTAATAGTTACTTTACTTTATCTGCTTCTAATAAGGACTGAAAATATGTCTGACTCAAATAAGAAGCAAGAAGATACATCATCTCCAGTAGATGCTAGTAACGTATCTCCTACTCAATCCAAACATGCAGGTGGTAGACCTACCAAATACAATCTCAAGATTGCTCTCGAGATCTGCGATAGGCTATCAGACGGTGAGTCGCTTGCAAGTATTTGCAGAGACGAGCGTATGCCGAAGAAGACTGCGGTGTACGAGTGGCTGTTGCGCCATCAAGAGTTTACGGACATGTACGCGCGCGCGAGGGAAGACCAAGCTGACTCCATGGCTGATTCGATTGTGGCCATAGCTGACGAGAAGCCAGCCGTGTTGTATGACGACAAAGGTAACGCCAAGGTAGACAACGCATATGTCTCCTGGCAAAAGAACCGCATAGACGCACGCAAATGGACGGCAGCCAAGCTTAAGCCACGTAAGTATTCTGATCGCATTGCTCACGAAGGCGTGGCCGATGGTGATCCAATCAAGGTAGACGTATCTATCTTTGACGCACTCGTACAGAACTTAGAGTTGAAGCGTCAGAACAAAGATGACTGAGATAGCGGAGATCCTCCAGGACGATGACGTAAAGCGTAAGTTCCTGGCGTTACCTAAAGCACAACAGCTTGGGTATGCATGGCGAACAAAGTGGTTAGGCAGCGCTCATGATCATCAAATACTTCCGCCTGGTGACTGGGCTATATGGTTACTGTTAGGCGGCCGCGGAGCTGGTAAAACTAGAACCGCTGCAGAACAGATTGGCTGGTGGGCCTGGACGCAACCTAACACACGATGGTTAGTGTCAGCACCGACAGCAATGGATGTACGTGGTACATGTATAGAAGGCGAGTCAGGCCTGCTTAACGTGATACCAGCAGAGATGATAGCGGACTATAACAAGTCTCTGTTAGAGTTGAAGCTAACGAATGGCAGTTTGATCAAAGGCATATCAGCGTCAGAGCCTGATCGATTCCGCGGAGGTCAATACCACGGAGCTTGGCTTGATGAGTTAGCAGCATGGGATTACTTGCAAGAAGCCTGGGACATGATCATGTTCTCAGTGCGATTAGGTACAGAGACAAGGATCATAGCGTCAACGACACCAAGACCTAAGGACTTGATCGTTGAGTTAGTTGGAAGGTCTGACGATGGAAGCGGTGAAGTAGTAATGACCACAGCTTCAACGTACGCGAACATTAAGAACCTCGCGCCATCATTCCAACAACAGATCTTGCAGTATGAGGGAACGAAGCTAGGACGCCAGGAGATCTATGCGGAACTCATAGACCCTGAAGAAGGTGGAATAGTTAAGCGCGACATGTTCAAGCTTTGGCCAACATCAAAGCCGTTCCCCAAGTTCGAGTACATCATACAGAGTTATGATTGCGCGTATACAGAGAAGACGATCAATGACCCGACAGCTTGTCTAGTGTTCGGTGTCTTCAAGCCGATGGATGGCCCGATGGCCGTCATGGTGATCGATGCTTGGCAAGAACGAATGCAGTACCCTGATTTAAGGAAGAAGGTTAGAGATGAATACGAAGTCAGTTATGGTGCAGATAGTGAGCTTGACACAGGAGAGTTTGTCAAAGGTAAACGAGTTGATCTCATCCTTATCGAAGACAAAGCAGCTGGGATCAGTCTCGTACAAGATATGCAACGGGCGCATTTACCAGTGCGAGCTTACAATCCTGGTAAAGCAGACAAAGTACAAAGGCTTTCCATTGTTGCGAACATTATCGCTCATGGCAGAGTGTGGATTCCCGAGTCATCAACTCGACGTGGATATGTACGTGATTGGGCCGAGGGCTTTGTGTCGCAGATATGCTCGTTCCCTGAAGCAACGCATGATGACTATGTTGACGCGTGTACTCAAGCGCTTCGCTTCTTAAGAGACAGTGGATGGCTAGAGATTGA